TACATCTTTAGGCAGATATAAAAAGAATCCCTTCTTTTTATGAAAGGATGCCAACAAGGCTACGCCTTTGCAGTAAAGCACACCGCCCATGGTGGTGTAATCATCAGTTCTAAAGGTTATACCTTTAATCAATGCATCAGCGACTCTTTCCCTTGGTTGCATCAGCACGCCATTTGGTCGGTGAGTTGCTACCTCAGTAGCAGATTCTAAGTTTTCCATATTCATTCTCCAGTTGTTGTTTAGGGGATTAGGTTTAAATCCCCTTTCACTACGTTCAAGGGGTTTAAACCAATCCTCTTTACCATTTTCGTTCTCTCAACATTCGCCATGGTAGCGTAGGACATAATGCACGTCAACTACTGATTGAATGTGGGGTTGCCGAAGGAATCGTATTGATCTACGAAAAGGTATGATTTATCATACCTCCATGACAGATCAAAAGACAAAGAATCCCATAGGTACACTAAGCGTCAAAGAACGCTTATATGCTAGGTATAAGGCTCAAGGCTATTCCAATGGCAAGAGCGCAGAACTAGCCGGATACAAGGGTGGTACAAGTGCAGAAAAGCAAGGCTACAGACTGTCCAAAAAAGCTGATATACAAGACGAAATCGCAAGGATATTGGCGGAGCAAGAGACTAGGTCTCTTATTGATAGGGAATCACACCTCGATGAACTGGCAAAGCTAAGGGATAAGGCGGTTGATACAGGACAGATCGGCTCAGCAGTAACTGCTGAACACTACCGAGGCAAGGTTGCTAACTTATATACCGAGAGACTAGAAGTCTCAGATGCTAATAAGGAGTCCTCCGATGAGATAATGACTCGTATCAGTAAACTGCTTGGCAAAGAACAGACCGATAAAGATTCATCTTTACACTAGGGAACTGTTTAAACCTTCTCCAAACTGCGCAGGTGACGCGTACCAATGTGTTTACACATTTCCTGCGTAGGCGCATACAGTTTTAGCGACACCCCACCCCCCCTGTACACAAGCGGGACTCCGCGCGCACACATATACATACTGTTTCAAATTTTCACACAGTAAAAAATGAGTTTTATTTAACATAGTATTTACATACCCCACCCCCCTAAACACAGATAAACGCTCTAGGTTCACATGGCTAGAAAAATTTTGCATATAATTTTGGGGATGTGAGGCTAGTCTATGTTAGTTCCTAATAGCTGTTAACCAGCCTCACTGGGTAGAATGGACAGGATTTGTTGAGAGTGTAAGACTGTCCTCTGGAGATACCCTTGCACTACAGTATATAGAGTTGTAATATGGTTGACAATACTACATATGGGTATATCACAGAAACAGTTGAGAGAGGTTATGGGTCATCTTACAGATGACAATCTTGCTAAGCTTAATGGACCGCAACGTAAGGAACTTGACAACCTCATAGTAAATTTAGAGAAGGCAGTTGTAAGGGAACAGTCGCAAGATAGTTTCTTAGACTTTGCTGATTCTGTATGGCAAGAGTTTATGTGTGGAGCGCATCATAGAAAGATGGCTGAAGCTTTTGAGCGTGTAGCTAATGGTGAATGTAAACGCTTGATGATAAACATGCCTCCTAGATTTGGTAAGTCACAGTTAACATCGTGGTTACTACCAGCATGGATAGTTGGCAGACAACCGCATAAGAAGATCATTATGGCTTCACATACTGCTGAACTGTCTCTCCGTTTCGGTAGAATGGTACGTAACCTTATTGATAGCGAGGAGTATCAGGATATATTTCCAGACGTAAGTTTGAATCTCGATTCTAAAGCAGCTGGACGATTTGATATATCGGGTGGCGGTGAATATTTTTCAATCGGAGTTGGCGGTGCGGTAACGGGTCGTGGTGCGGATTTGTTAATTATTGATGACCCACACTCAGAACAACAAGGACAGTCTGCTGATCCAAAAATTTTCGAAAGCACATACGACTGGTATTTATCCGGTCCTAGACAGCGTTTGCAGCCGGGTGGTGCGATTATCATTGTTATGACTAGATGGGGTAAGAAGGACTTATGTGGTTCTATACTTAAGGATGCAGCTACAAGAGACAACAGTGATGAATGGGAAGTAATTGAATTACCAGCTATATTGCCATCAGGCAGAAGTCTATGGGAAGAATACTGGAAGGTAGATGAACTTGAAAAGATTAAGGCAACTCTACCTATATCACATTGGGAGGCGCAGTATCAACAGAACCCTGTATCGGAAGAGAGTGCTATTGTTAAACGTGAATGGTGGAAGGAGTGGGAATATAAAGAACCTCCAGCATGTGAATTCATTATTCAATCATGGGATACCGCCTTTTTAAAAACACAACGATCTGACTATTCAGCTTGCACTACTTGGGGTGTATTCTATAAAGAAAATGAAAATGGCTATCCTGCTCCACAAGTTATATTACTAGATGCATTTCAAGAAAGAATGGAGTTTCCTGAACTTAAACGTAGAGCATTTGAAGAGCATCAACTATGGATGCCTGATGCTTTTATTGTTGAGGCAAAAGCTGCTGGTTCACCTTTAATATTTGAATTAAGACAAATGGGCATACCTGTACAAGAGTTTACACCTTCTAGGGGTAACGATAAGATTGCACGTGTAAACGCAGTAGCAGATTTATTCGCATCAGGAACAGTATGGTATCCGAAGAAAAGATGGGCAGAAGAAGTTGTAGAACAGTTTGCATCTTTTCCTGTAGGAGACCACGATGACTTAGTAGACTCTTCAACACAAGCTTTGTTAAGGTTTAGACAAGGTGGATTTATCAGATTAGAGCATGATGATGATGAGTATGAAGATGTGTCTGATAGGGTTGCTAAATACTATTAATATATTTAAACTGATCTAAATGGCTGAAGAAAACATTGACATAACTGTTGTTGATCCTGAAGTGGTCACAATAGAAACAGAAGATGGGGGGATGTTAATTGACTTTGATCCTACCTCCTTAGATGAACAAGTACCCTTTGATGCTAACTTAGCAGAATATTTATCAGAAAAAGATTTATCTTTCTTAGGACACGAACTTGTGTCAGCTTATGAATCAGATAAAGATTCTAGGTCTGATTGGGAAAAGACATACACAGAAGGTTTAGATAACCTTGGATTAAAGATAGAAGAACGTAACGAGCCTTGGGCTGGTGCGTGTGGTGTTTATCATCCACTATTATCAGAAGCGGTTGTACGTTTTCAATCACAAGCTATTACAGAAATATTTCCAGCAGCAGGTCCAGTACGAACTAATATAGTTGGCAAGATAACTGACGATAAAGAACAACAAGGTAAACGTGTTCAAGACTATATGAATTATCTTCTTACAGAAGAAATGAAAGAGTATAGGAATGAAACAGAGAATATGTTGTTTAGTTTGCCTTTAGCTGGATCAGCATTTAAAAAGATTTACTACGATGTGAACATGCAAAGACCATGTTCTATGTTTATACCAGCAGAAGACTTTGTTGTTAGCTATGGTGCGTCTGATTTAAGAACAGCTGCACGTGCTACTCATGTTATGAGGATGACATTAAATGATATTTTAAAGTTACAGTACGCTGATTTTTATAGAGAAGTAACTTTACCACAGTCTAGTATAGGTGCAGATAGGATTAGAGCAAAGTATGCAGAGTTAGCAGGTGATAATCCTAACTACGAGTACGATGTAAACAGCTATAGCAAAGATGGAATGCACACTTTGTTAGAAATGCATGTAGATTTAGACCTAGTAGGTTTTGAAGATGAACGTAATGGCAACAAAACAGGTATTGCCTTGCCTTATGTAGTAACAATAGATCAAGGATCAGGTGAAGTTCTATCAATCAGGCGTAATTATTTAGAGTCTGACCCCATGAAAGAGCGTAGACAACACTTTGTTCACTATAAATACATGCCCGGATTAGGCTTTTATGGGTTCGGATTGATACATATGGTAGGTGGACTAGCAAAATCTGCTACTTCTTTGCTTAGACAACTGGTTGATGCAGGTACTTTAGCTAATTTACCGGGTGGTTTGAAGACTAGAGGTCTTAGAATCAAGGGTGATGACACTCCAATCTATCCCGGAGAGTTCCGTGATGTAGATATTCCGGGTGGAAGCATCAGAGA